TTATCGCTTAACACAACGGATACACAAACCTCCACGACGATCATATGAATACATTCCACAAAGACCTCGATTGAAAGCCAAATACACACCAGGCTCAGTTGACCAATAATCACTATCACCCCCTACTTGTATCATCTGATCTTTCTCATTCCTATATCCAGGGGCCGGAAGAAAGACCCCTTGACTTCCTCCAAACCACCCTCCCTCCGGATTGGTTGAATGCACATAACCACTATTCTTTAAATTTTCCAATTGTGCTCTTGTCGGAGTAGCCCATGTATTCGGTGGCACTACTTTATAGCAAGGATCATTAGCTGTGGAATAACTTCCACTATTGTAATTTCCCTTGGCACTATTAGTAGTATTCCAACCAAAATAACCACCTCCATTGACACCAGTATGATAATTCTGTTGTGCCGCTTCAAAATAATAATTGCTACCGCTCTGATAAAGATTTCCTCTGGCCCATTTAGCTCCCCCAACTGAAATATAATTTGGCACAATGCTAACCGTTATCTTATAATTACCGGCTGCACTGAATATACGGCTTGTAGCACTAACCGTAATAGCGTTATTCATTTGTCCGTTACCGATTTTTAAAGTAGTAAACTTAATCGTAAGCGTACGGCTGGTTTGAGGAAGTACCTTATACACATTACTATTCACCGTAGTAGCATTCGGATTAGTCCATGCCACGTTCAATGTCCCGCTTGTCCCCGTTACAGGAAGAGTTGTCTGGCTCGCATTCCAGGTCACAGGGCTGTTGCTAAGTCCCGAGATAGTTGCCGCACACTGCTGAACCGTATTATTATTAAACTCTTTAGCCACTACACACAACTGAAGTTGGGCACACTGCCTTGAAAAACTAATGCCGCTCAACAGGCATTGCCCGCTTACATCGGCCTTTACATCTACCCCGGTCTTCTGACACAACATGAAATCCTGGTTATGCGTCACTGTCGTCGACCAATTACCGGACAAAGCAGCCGGAGCAGAATTGGTTCCGTATGAATAGAAGACAAACGCATACGTCCCGGGCCTTAACACCCACTGTCCGGAAACAGCTGCGGGAGTGGCTGTATTCGCTACAATCGAGGCAATACCGGAAGCATTGGTACTATAAACCGCTGTACCCGCATAATTAGCAGCCGTTATGGAATTGTTTTTATAGGCTACAACCCGAAACTGCATATTGGCCATATTGCCACGCGTCTGTACCGGATTAACGGGAAGTAAAGATTCAATTGTCGTTTCTACATCATAGCCCGAATCATAAGTACTGTCCAAAGGCTGCACTATCTTTGTCAAAATCTCTCCGGAACGGGTAACCGCACCACCCAGAAACTCATCTACCCCATCCACTTTTACGTTGATAGGCACCATCTCCCCATCTATAATCCGCAAATCCAAATTTCCGCAGAATCCGAAACGAAGCGTTCGATTTTCAGGGAAAAGGACAAAACGAAGCGTTCAAAAAAGGAAAGCGCGCAACACTCAAAAAGCCGAAACAAAAGTTTTGTAATGACCTCTGTTTCGGCTTTATAATTTCATAAAAAATGGCTTTATAACGGCATTAAAATAAGGCTCAAAAGTTTGGCCTTCTACTTGAAAAATTGTATCTTTGTTCAGTGCTAAGCAGCTGTTTTATGAACTAATTTTTCCTGTTTCTTATACAGCATCATGTCTGTATATTCGGCAGAATAATTCATGTGGGCATTGAATTCCTTTTTTGTACAACCCTCAAAAGGATTGCCAATGGTTTTGTTTGCTCCAATCCATTCACACAGTTCAAGTATGGAGGATTTATTGGATGTGAAATAAACGAAGGAATGCTTTTCGAGTATCTTTAAAACATCCAAATAATCAGACAAGCGCCAATACATATTGTACGTACCAACATCAGTGGAAAGATAAGGCGGATCAATTAAAAAGACGACTCCGGGAACATCCTTATATTGGTTGAATACTGCTTTGTAGTCGCATGATACAATTTCAAGCCCTTTTAAGTAGTCAGAAGACTCCGGATAACCGGTCTTGCGAATGTTGTTATAAAGGACTTCCTTGCGCATTTCGGCTACAGACAATTTATACTTCATGGAGAACATAAGTGAGGATGATAAGGTTATAAAATCCACGTACCCAACATTTAGTTCTTCTTCCTCGATACGTTTAAAAATGCGTTCTCTAAGTTCCCCTTTAATTGGTTTATGTTTGGGTATCGAATTACCCACCAGCTCCCTAATATCGGCAAGCAGTTTATTTGTCTGTGGGATATTTTTCAGTCTGAACCGGTAGTTGTCGAAGTCATTGTAGACAACAGTAGCATCGGGCTTGCTTCTTTTGGCTATATGCGAAAGAAGTCCGGAACCGCCAAACAAGTCCACAAACACGGTATCTTCAGGGAACTGTTCCAAAACTTTAATAAACTCTTTAGCAAACATTCTTTTTTGGCCTACAAATGGCAGTGGTGCAGATAAATTCATATTCTTCATACGTTCAAGTCAAATTTAATGTTTTCAACTCCGGATAACAGTTCCAGAGTCCGGTCAATGTTATTTTCATATATATGCACATTTCCAAGGTCAAGGGTTATGGACTTCAGGGGAAGCTCCACCTGCCTTGCCATCAGATAAAGATGATAAATATCAGCCGGAAGCCCAAGGTTCGCATCAGAACTACGCTGATATGCAGATAGCACCAATTCTCCCTCATCAATTTGGAACTGCACAAGACTCAGGCAGGGTGCCTGGTTGCTTTCCACCCCGGTTTCTCCAAGAAACAGGACATAATTCTTGCTGTTGCGCTTTTCCCGGTTAATCCTGGTTATGAGGGGTGGAAGCTTTTCAAAGTAAGTTGGATAGCTGTTTACAAGGGTATGGCCGCAATAATCCCACCAGGTAATCCCTGCCTCTTTGTATTTTTCCACATCCCGGACTCCTTGCATAAACAGTTTCAATTCCTCTTTCAGCTTTTTCCTGGCTATCCCGTGGCTTTCAAATATGTCAAGTAAATCAGCGGGGGTTAGCATGAGCCTTTCGTTTAATAGATACTTGATACGCCCTTTCCTATTGGTCTGGATTTTGCCCGTTTGGAGTATCTTGTCTAATGTCTGGTAATACTTATTCATGAGCTTTATTTTTGGTTGTACAAAGGTAGCTCTACCGGACAACACAAGGCATCCCCGGCACATCAATCACACTGCACCGAGCGTGCAGTGCTTTCCAAACCGTTTGATAACATCATACACCTTACGTTCGCTTACCGAATATTTATTTGCCAAAAACGCCACTGCATAAGTGGTCTTTTCACCTTGTTTTTTCATGACCTCATACTCCGTATATAAGTCTATGAATCGAAGGTCATCCTGCTTGCCGCCCAAACTTATAAGCATTTCAAGCGGTTCTCTGTTAAATTTAAGTGCTTCAAACAATGTCATATCCAATCATTTTTGTACTTTTGCAATGCCAATCATTTATTTAATGCGTAAAAACGCCACGAGAGTGCGGCAGAGGGCATTGCCCCCGGTCGCGCACTCTCGTGGCGTTTTGTGTTAATAAATGATTGGCGTCTATATTAACAGGCCGGGGGCTTTTTTTATCCCTCCCCCGAAGGGATTGTCAATCACTCAATCCGATATAATTCCAAATTGAACTTGTCCTTTTTTTCCCAGCCTTCAGCCAGAACTGTCTGAATGAATCCTACTGCTTTTGTATAGAAATCTTTCAGTTCTTCTAACTGAGTAAAAGTATGGTATTCCGGTTGTTCATCCGAACCAAACTTAAACGTCACTGGCAGGGTTTCTCCGCCCGTCTGAACGGCCAAATCGTATGCTGCCTTATAGTTGTACTGGTTCTCCACAGAAAGCCATACATGGGCACCATTATAGGCGAATCCGGATAGGATAGCCGCATCAGTCTGGCTGTTATACCAGGACATAACCAATGTGTGGATTTCCTCATCAGTAGGCTTATGCCCGAACTCCTCTTCCATGTAGGAGGCAGAGCCGTTCTCTTTTTCCTGCACATCCCATCGGATGCGCCATTTGTCTTTAACCGGGTTCGTGCATTCCATCAGCGAAACCCCGGAACTTCCTTCAACTCTTCTCATGTAAACACGTATTTGGTTCTACCTTTGCCGAATGTCTCTGTCTTGATGGTCGTTTCAAACGGGAAACCATCCGGCATTTCCTTTACTTGTGCGAGAATATTCTTCATTTCCTCGCTGTTGGTGAAGAACTTCTTTGCCTCGCCGTTCACTTCGATGGCCACAATACAGCGGTCTTCTCCCTGCTCGGTTTTGATACCGGTCTCAAAGTCCTTCACTACAATGGGTAAGTTTACCAGTTCCCGGATGCTTACCACCACTCCGGGGAATCGCTTTTTACCGTCTTCCGGCTTGTAAGCGACATTCAAGTCTTTAAAACTTCTCATTTCTTTGCCTGTTAATTTTTTAAACAACTTATTACAGTCGGCGTGCTTCGTCATGCCGTAGAAACTGGCAATCAGTTCCCGCCGTCTTTTTCTCGATTTTACCTCGTGCATTTTCCGGGCAAACTTCTGTTTGATGCGTTTCCGCAATCTTACATAGTCGGGACGGATAACATAGCCAAGGAAATCAATGCCTTCTTCCACAGGGAACACCCGTTCATTCGGCTTTATTTCCAAGTCTATTTTTCCCATTTGCCCGTGAACAGCATCACGAATCTTCCACAATTCCGCTTTCGTTTTACCGAGTACCAGTCCGTCATCGCAATAGCGATAGTAATAACGAACCCCGTACTTATCCTTCAGATAGTGGTCTAAAAATACAGACAGAAGCAGATTTCCTGCCCCTTGTGAACTGCGCAGTCCGAAACTGATACCTTCCGGCAGCAGCTTAACAAACCGCTCCAACAAGACCAACAGCCTTTTGTCCTTGAACACCCTCCGGAAGCACCACATAACAAAGTCCTGCCGCGCATTGTCATAAAACCTCCGGATGTCAAATTTGTATGCGTAAAGCGTGCCTTCCGGATTTTTTTGCAAATCGGTACGTATGCAGTTCATCAGGTCATGAGTACCGCGCCTTTTGATGCTTGCACCGGTTGTCCGGATATAACGTTTTTGCAGGTGGCGGTCCACCACATTCATGATGGCAAACACAGCGATGCGGTCTTTCATGGACAGGATCTGCAAAATACGTTTTTTACCGTATTCTTCAATTTCCCTCTCATGGTAGCCGCCCAGCCGGAATGAGCCGTCCGCAATGGAAGCCGTCAGTTCGGTGATAATCTTCTCCCTATGGGCAAGCAGGAATCGTCCCTGCCTTGACCTCTTACGATCGGTTCCGCGAAGTACCGAATCGAATGCCTCCGACATATTGGAGTATTCGATGATTTCCTCGATAATATATCCTTCCCTGCGCATAAGCTATTGGTTAATAAACATGGAAGATGAGGGCCTTCCTTTCCCCGGGTCTGACTTCTTCGAACTGATAACAGCCTACCAAACTCCACCCGACGCGTGATTTTTCAGCTTTCCACCTTTTCTGGTGCTGTTGCTGTGGCTTGCTCCCCTCGGCACCGCTTCGGGGACACGTCCCCGCTGCTGTACGCCGATTTGTTAGATTTCCAGACGCGAGCCGACATTCGCATTCGTATTCGAAGCATCGTTATTCGCATTCGCATTCGACACACCGCCATTCGCATTCGCATTGTTGTACCCGCGATAGACCACACGGACTATTGGGGAACTCTACCGCTTGCAAAGTTACTGATTTAACAGGCAAAACAGATAAACGAATTACACTATCATCCAAAATAAAACGGATATACTGCCACCCGCGACGGTGAGCCCCCAATCAATCCAGTCCCAAGGACTTCCCCGAAGAGTATCTTTCAGTTCCAGACAGGAAGCTGCAATGGCCGCAGCATAAAAGGCCGTCCAAGGAGTAAATCCCAATAGACCTACCATCAAACCACCGATAAGATGCTTGTAACGGTTACTCATTTTAAAAAATGCGATAATCTTTTTCATATACCTCAAAATTCTATTTTTTCGACCGGCTTCGCCGGTATTTGAATACCTTTTAAATGGAATTCGGAAACCATCCGAATCCCGTTCTTTCGTTTTAGTCGCTTCGCTCCACGCTTTGGCGCTTTGCGCTTACGCCACCTCGCGTATCGCCTTGTACGCTGCCACGCTTTGCGCCCGGACGATTTTGCCGCGGAAGGCCAGACGCGAGCCGATATACGCATTCCGCATACGAAGCAGCGTTATTCGCATACGCATACGACACACCGCCATACGCGTACGCATCGTCGCACCCGCGATAGACCACACGGACTGTAGCGGTGCTTATCCAGTACATGTCGGTATAGTAGGTGGAAGATGATCCGTT